CTTGAAAAAATGGGGAGTTAAACATAATGGTTTATATATGGGAAAAATACACTATGATTTACTTATAGATGATAAGGCTGTTTCATTAGAAGAAGCAAAAATTAAACTAAAACAATTATTATGAGAAACTGGTATATAATTTCATTTTTTGTAAACCTATACAAAAAGAAAAAACTAAAAAAGACCAGTTTGTTTATAAACACTAATCATATGAAAGAAAGAAAGTATTTACCCACATTGGCAGAATTAATTGATAGATTATCTATCTCACAACTAAAAGAAGTGTTCATTACAGACCACAAAGAAGAATATGTAAAAGAAATAAGCGAAATCGTACATGATATTGAATTAATATTAAGTGAAACGGATGGTAGAATAACAGGTGAACAAATCCGTGCGATTGTAGTACTTGCCCAAATGAATTTACATATATGGCATAACGAAACCAATGTAAGGAACGGAATATCAGGCCATTCAGCATTAGCGCTAACACATGGATTAAATGGGATACGTAATACCGCTAAAAATAAAATACAGGAAGTTGTAGGTGGTAGAAAAGATTATAAAATTGATTGTTTGGCCTCAGATTTTAAAGATTGGGAAATTAGTTGGTAATATAAAGATTTATCTTATAATAGATTAGTGAATATGTTTTACTCTGTAACCATCCGACAAAAAAAAACAAATGAATAAAGATAAATACATAATAGGAGTTTCGGCATTTTACCACGATTCATCGGCATGTTTATTCAAAAACGGAAAGTTACTCTTTGCTTGCGAAGAAGAACGATTTAGTGGAATTAAACATGATAGTTCATTTCCTAAAAATACAATAGATTACATTTTTAAAAAATATAAACTCAGTAAAGAGGATATAACCGCAGTTTGTTACTATGAAGAACCTAAATTAAAATTTAAAAGGGTTTGGGATAATTTTAAAACAAATATTTTTAAAGCACCAATTCATGTAATCAAATCTTTAATTGAAATAACCTCAAATAGGTTAAAAATACATAAATCACTTAAAACAATATCGGATACTATATTTTATTCGGAACATCACAAATCACATTTATACTATTCTGTCGCTACCTCTGATTTTTTAAACTCTGATGCGATATCGGTGGATGGTGTAGGTGAAATTGATACGGTATCTTATGGTTCCCATAAAGAAAAATCATTAAAATACAAAAGTTTAGCTCAATATCCACATTCATTAGGATTATTCTATACCGCGATGACATCTTATTTAGGTTTTAAACCAAACGAAGGCGAGTATAAAGTAATGGGATTGGCTTCTTATGGGTCAGATAGTAAATACGTAACATTGGTAGGTAAACTTATAAAGTTTGAAGCGGGTAAGTTAAATTGTGATATGGATAAGTTTTGTTGGGATAGGGATGATAAATTAATGTTTAACTATAAATTGGTTGAGCATTTAGGAATTTTACCAAGAGATACTAAAGAACCGATTACCGTAGAACATGAAAAGTTAGCTTATGCGGTTCAACAGGTTTATGAAAATGTCTTCTTTGATATCCTAAATCATATAAGTTCTAAAAGTAAAAATAAAAAATTATGTTTAAGTGGTGGTTGCGCATATAATGGTACTGCAAATGGTAAAATAACCAAAAATACAAGTTATAAAAAATTATGGATACCATCGGCACCATCTGATGCGGGTTCATCTATCGGAGCATGTGTTAATTATCTTATTCAAACGGATGACACTTTTAAAGGAAAAGTTACTAAAAACCCATTTTTAGGACCTGATTATGATTATGGTAAGGTTATTAAAAGTATAAATCCATCTAAAGTTGTAAAATACAATAGTGAGGAAGAGTTATTAAGTAAGGTGGCTGAAGAAATACATAACGAAAAGGTAATTGGTTGGTTTTATGGAAATATTGAGTTCGGAGCTAGAGCTTTGGGCAATCGTTCAATCCTTGCATCACCTCTTAAAGTTGAAATGAAGGATAAAATCAATAAAGTGATTAAAAAGAGAGAAGGATTTAGACCATTTGCACCCATGGTATTACAAGATGCTCAAAACAAATACTTCGAAACTGATGGAGATGTACCATATATGAATCAAGTAGTTAAAGTTAGAACGGAATATCGACAAAAATTAGGTGCGGTAACTCATGTAGATGGTACCGCTAGAATTCAAACCATATCTACTACATCAAATAAAAGAATATATAATCTTTTACAGAAATACGAAAAGTTAAGTGGATATCCAATCATTTTAAACACATCATTTAATGTTAAAGATAAAACTATGGTTTTAACGCCGAAAGATGCTTTAGATACTTTTTTTGATACTCAAATGGATTACCTTGTTATGGGTAATTATTTAATACAGAAATAATATGAAAAAAATAATTCAATGGTTCCTAAATTTAATTGAAGAACGAAAAAGAAAAAAACGATTTAAAAAGAAAATAGAAGAATTAAAGAAACGTGACCCATTTATTTATAATCACTAATGATTTATTATTAATTGGTTTACTAAAAGATAGGTATTTATATATACTAAACAATAAATAAAATATTATGAAAACAGTACTAATAGGTTCAGATTTTATGTATGATAAAGATGGTGTGTTAAAACCCATTGAAATTAATACGAATGTTGGGTTTACTAAGAATCATCTTGAAGATATTGAAGATATCTTCGATACATCACATCTAATCGAATTTGTCACTCAAAACGGATTTACAAAAATTGATTATATAGGCTCCGCTCCACCAATTAAAGATATATTTACGAGTATGTCCATCGATTTAGGTATTGAATTTGAATACCATCAAGTAGAAGGTGGGTCTATTACAGTACCATTCGTTGAGGATAGTGAAACTAACTTAATTATTAGAAGTGCATACGATACTACTGCGTTAGTTGATGATACATATTGTAGAGATAAGGTTGAATTTTTAAATCTAATCAAATCCGAATCATTTGGGGCACAGTTTGCATATCTAAATGAAGAGGATGAATTAGTAAGTAATATTACCACAATACCAAATAACGGAGTACATCCAAACTTTATATTAAAGGCAAGGTATCCATCATATGATAAAGAAGTATATCCTAAACTATATAAAGCTACTACACAATCGGAATTAGATACCGTATTAGAAAATGTTACCGATGAGTATTTTATAATGGAGTATTATTACAATCCATTATATAATGTAAATGGTAAAGCAACTAAAAAAAGAAGTTTAAACATACTATATCCACCTACATTACAATCTATTCCTTTTGGAAAATACACCGATACAACTAATCAAAAGTTAATAGATAATCCGGTATTTAATGAAACTACGTTTGAATTAGTTGATTATTTAAGAAATGGATATATTACAACCGATAATCAAAGCATACCCAGACCAAAATTATTAGATACCGATTTGGTAGAACTGGGGGATGGTACGTTTAAAACTGGATTAGAATTACAAGTTGGTGATATAGTTAGAACGATAAATATACCAAACGCAGAAAATGTAGATAGTCGAAATGAAGCGGTAAATTATCTAATTGATTTGGATACATTTATATCTGGTGCAACATATTCCACCAACGTGGTTACAGCAAAAAGTAGAATTGATACAACCACACCAATTACTGAAATATTATTTAGTGATGGTAGTACTTGGGAAGATACGGTATTATCTTTTTATTTAGTTGAAAGAGCCAATGAGGTTAGGTTTATAAAACTTAAAGATTTAGTGGGAGGTGATGTGGTTTTATTAATTGATACATCGGATAATACTAACGTTAAAGTTGTACCTAAATTAGTCGAATCTACTACAACTCTAAATAAAGAATTTTCTGGATGGATACTATTAGTAGAGAGAAGGCACTTATTTTTAACAGTTACCGACAGTAGTGCTCAAAACTTATCATTTGCTGCAATTGAACATAATGGAGCACCGTGTTCACCATACACCGGTCAGTGCCCCAATCCGATATGTGGTAAGGGTGTTAAGTGTACTCCATTCTCTCCGGCTACCTGTGACCCGTTTTCACCCTGTTAATAAATTATTAATTTTAATCAAAATAGTATGAACGAAGAAACTCAAGAAATTAATGATATAATGACGGCAATAGGTTCGTTAATTGTATCCACAAACAGTTAAAATTCACTTACAATGGATGTTATAGAAATAATCAATGCATGGAAAATTGCTAACAATCCTACGCCCAAACAGGAAGAATTAGCAGAATTACGTGGTAAAATATGCGACGGGTGTCCATCAAAAAAAATTATAACTAAAAAATTAAAACTTGCAACTATATGTAATCAGTGTGGGTGTCCAATAGCAAAAAAAATATTTACCCCTAAATTTAACGCGTGCCCGTTGGGTAAATGGGAAGAGGTTGATACCCCTTATATCAAAGAAAAAAAATCATCAACTCTAATATAATATGTTATTTATAAAAACAATTGAATCATTCTTATCTAAAAAAGAATGTGATAGTATTTTAACTAAATTTTTAAATGCCGATTTAGAGGTTGCAAACGTGCGTAACAGTGAATCACTTGATTCACTCATAAAAGTAAGAGATTCTAAAATAATATTTACTCAATTACCACAATACAAACAAAAATTAGAAACTGTACTAAGTAATGAAATAAAAATAAAAGGATTTCAATTAGATGAAATTGAAGAATTTCAATTTACAAAATATGAATTAAATGGCCATTATGATTGGCATACGGATTCAACGGGTTTTGATTATTATGCAAAACGATTTTGTTCGGTAGTTATCCAATTAAATAATGAATATGATGGTGGCGAATTATTATATAAAGACCATAACGATAACGTGGTTGAATTTAAAAAAGGAGTTGGTAATTTATTTATATTTAATTCAAGTATATTGCATAAAGTTAAACCAATAATAAGCGGTGAACGCTATTCTTTAGTGTCGTGGATAGCCCTAAAAGAAATTTCTAATTTTAAAAAAACACTAATATAGCATGTCCTTACTAATCAATGATGATTTAATATGGATTTCAGTTCCTAAGTGCGCATCGCATTCAATTGAAAAA